TACTTACTGCATATTTTATGGTGACTGATGCAGAGTTTAATGTTCTTGATGATTTGTATTTACAAGTTAAACCAGACAATGGTTCATACATTCTTAGTGGTCAGGGTATGGAAGTGAATAAAATCGATATCCAACGGCACGATAAAATTGCTTCGCCATATAAGTTTGCTAAATCACATTTATATGAATTTTTAAAGAAAAATACAAAGGATACCCGACTTGTTCCTGTTGGTCATGGTGTAAAGGGAGATATTTCCCACATTATTGATAAGTTAATATCTGAAGGATCTTGGGAACAGTTTTGCACATATCATTATATTGATACCAGTGTTGTGTTGCAATTTCTTCGGGCATGTGGTAAATTACCATTAGATACAGATGGAAGTGTATCAGCGTTGGCAGATTACTTTGGAATTAAAGTAGATGGTCCATTGCATGATGCTCGGGTAGATGCGGTAATGACAGCTAAAATATTTCAAAAATTTATTGAGTTAGGAAAATAATTAAAATGTTAAACATTAGAGAATCAGAAGATAAAAAAGTTTATATTACTTCTGACCTACACATGGGTCATCAGAAGGATTTTGTTTGGAAAGACCGTGGATATGAAAATCCACGGAAACACGATGAAGGTCTTATTGATACTATTAATGAGATTGTTCGACCAAATGATATATTAATGATGTTGGGAGATTTTTGTCTTAATACAACGGTGGAACAATTTGAAAAACAAATTGAAAGTATTAAGTGCCAAAATGTCTATATGATGTGGGGTAATCATCCAAATCCACATTTTAAAAATATTTATAAACCTTTGGTTAAAAAGATATTGGGCATTAACTATGTTGAAGATAGTGAAGTATATCCATTAAGATATAAAAACATTATATACATTGGGAATTATGCCGAAGTCATTTTGAATGGACAATTCATTGTATTAAGTCATTATCCAATTTATATATTTAATGAAATGGCTCATGGATCTTGGATGCTTTGCGGACATTCTCACAATGGATGCCCATTGACAAAGGTGGATAATACCTATGGAAAAATTTTGGATGTTGGATGGGATGGTCATGGGATGCCGTGGTCATTTGAAGAAATAGCAACTGTTATGGATGGGAAAAGGTTTGCTCCATTAGATGAACATCACAAATAAATAAAAATATTTAGTGTATTTCAGTGTATAAACGATTTTATTTACAATGGAAAAGTAATCATTTAGACCAATGGAGTATTAAATGAATATTACTATAAAAACTTGTAATAAATGTCATATTGAAAAATCTATTTCCGATTTTTATTTATCCCGACCATTAGTATATCGCAGTGAATGTAAAAGTTGTTATCTTAAATATAAGAAAACATATAACACAGAGCACCATAAAGATATATTATCTCAAGCTTCTAAATGGAGAAATGAAAATAGAGAAAAACTTAATCTACTTCATAAAAAATATAGAAAACAAGACCCAAATATAAATAAGCGATACCGTGGATATTACTATGGAAACTTAGATAAAAATCGAAAATATCAACGTGAGTGGTATTATAAGAATAGACAAACTAATATTGAATATTGTATTTCTAAAAATGTATCCCAAGCAATACGACATTCTCTAAAAACTGGAAAACACAATATTCATTGGGAAATGTTTGTAGATTATACATTAACTGAATTGAGAAATCATATAGAAAAACAATTTAAAACAGGAATGTCTTGGGAAAATTATGGATTTAGAGGGTGGCATATAGACCATATTATACCTATTTCATCATTTGATATAACATCTTATGATTGTATTGAGTTTAAGAAATGTTGGTCGCTAAACAACCTCCAACCGTTATGGTGGTATGAAAATCTTAGTAAAGGAAATCGTATAGTTGTTTCTCCTTCCGTTAAGTAAATATAATTAATTGACTAATCGCTCCCTCTGTTGTATTATTAACAGTAATATGACAGAGGGATTTTTGTTTCCCTTTTAAACTTTAAAAATATGGATTATATACCTAAACCTACTACACCGCAACCACTTCCTCCTCCAACATATGAACTTAAAAAAGATGTTTCGGGGAAACCACTTGTACAACGGGGTCCACACGTCTTAACCAATTCAAAAGGTAAGAAATTTAATGTTCCTTTTATGCCAAATCCAAACTGTAAGAAATGTTATGGACGAGGATATATTGGATATAATGTAAAAACAAGTGTAATGATACCTTGTAAGAAATGTTACCCATTGCTATAATTGAAAGAATAAAAATATGGAAAATAAATAGTAAATATCTTTACTGGACTTGCGGTTGGAATTGACGTTTGAGAGTTCACAATACTATTTATTAGCATGGAAAATAAAAAATATATCCGAAACTGTCCTACATGTAACACGGAATTAACATATTCATCTATACAATCATTATATAATGCAAAACGAAGAAATACTGGATGTTACAAATGTAGAGATTTTAAAAAATGGAATGATCCATTATTTTTAGAAAAAAAACATAAAATAAATGAATCATATAAAGTAAAATATTCCGGAAATGGAAATCCATTCTATGGGAAGAAGCATACACAAAAAACAATAGATAGTATAAAGAGTCACGCAAAATGTTTGTATGGAACGGATAATTTGAGTTATGGAAAAAGTGTTTATCAATGGTGGATAGAAAAATATGGTATAGATATTGCTAATCAAAAAATGAAAGAAACAAAAATAAAATTGTCACTTTCTTCTTCCGGCGAAAATAACCCAATGTATGGTAAACCTTCTCCACAAGGTTCTGGGAATGGATGGAGTGGATGGTATAACGGATGGTATTTTAGAAGTTTACGTGAACTTTCTTATATGATAAATGTAATAGAGAAAAATGAATGGACTTGGGAACCCGGAGAACAAAGAAAGTATAAGATATCATATACTGATTGGAACGGAAAGACAAGAAACTATTTTCCTGATTTTGTTGTAAATGGGAATATGATGATAGAATGTAAACCTAGAAAGTTACATAATTCAATTGGTGTAATAGCGAAAAAAAATGCAGCGGAGATATTTTGCCAAATAAATAGAATGACATATAATCTTATTGATGTGGATATATTAGATTCATCCACAATAAAAATTTTACATGATAGTAAAAAAATGATATTTTTAGAAAAATATGAAGAAAAATACAAAATATATGAAAAAGGAAATAAATGATTGGAACCTCTAAGAAATTCAGTAAATCTCTTTTTCAAGGAAATGACCCAAAATCACGCAAAGTTGTTAAGGAATATTTATCTAAACAAGGTATAATCGTAGAAGATAATCCTAATAAATTTGGAGTTGATTTAATATCTAAAGACAATACATTTCAAGTAGAAGTAGAACATAGACTTGTATGGAAGGAAGATGAATTCCCATATGATGAAATTAATGTTCCTGAAAGAAAGGCTAAATTTTTTATTGAGAATTATATTGCATATTTCATTCTTTCGTGCGATTATTCTGGATTGGGAATGATTGATGGGACAACTATTAGGAAATACCTTATAGATGAAAATTTAAAAATGTCACCAAATAAATATGTAAAAGAAAATGAGTATTTTTATAAAATTCCAAAAAGTGCTTTCAAATGGATAAAGTTATGAAAAAATGTAACAAATGTAAAGGTAAGAAATACCACAAGGGTGATAAGCGTCTTGGACAAATTGGACTCGTTCAATGTAACGAGTGTTTGCCGTTGACGATTGATCACTTCAATGAAGTGTGTATTGCCCGTTCCAAGGCAGATGTTAAGCATTCCAACGATTGGTCTCCTATGGAGTGGGGATGTGCGCTGTCAGGCGAAGTGGGTGAGTTGTGTAACTACCTCAAAAAAATGAGTCGGGGAGACAATATTCCCAAGAAGGCGTTGGCACACGAAGTCTCTGACATCATGACCTACCTCAGTTTGTTATCTGACAAACTTGATATTAATATGGAAGAGGCTATAGTGGAGAAGTTCAACATTGTCTCCAAGCGTTGGGGCAGCAAGTACAAACTATGAAAACAGACGAATATGGATTTACGATATGGACAGATTCCGACCATTTTGATTGGTGGGATAAAGAAATGGGAATTACCATTGAACAGTTATTGTTGGATTCCAAATTTGAACCATCCAAAGACAAAGTACGAGACGAATTAGGAAAAACTTTTACAATTAAAGATGATGAAATCATATATGAATATAGATATGGTGGTGTATTATCTGGAAGAGGAGGATATTTCATTGTCAAGAAAAATCAGCCATATTTGATTATTCGAAGTAAACAATGTTGGATGAGTTGACATGAATAGTTATATCTAATTTATTAACATGTTTGCTATTTTTATTGCGTCATTTTCTTTTATAAAACTTCCATAGAATTTGCATTTCCCCATTGTTTTTTTACTAACTTGCCAACGATTTCTTCGTTTATCAAATGTGACATATTTTGTAGATGAATAATGGGGTCTTTCTATTTTTGTCCAATCTAAATTATCTATTATTTCTTTAAATTTTATATATTTTCTATTTAAATATATAGAAGATGAATCATAAAGGAAATGATATAATGCATGTATATCTTTTTTATTATGAACAACTAGCCTACAAACTTTATTCCGTGGTTCCAATTTACCTTCTATTTGTAAATTTGTTTTAAACCATTGTAATAAAGAATTGCAAAAATCATAACTACTTATTATATCAAATCTCTGTCCCCATTTTCTTATTTGAATACATCCATCCCCATCAAAATATCCTCTAATAAAATGTGTCATTAATTTTTCAGGAATCATTTGATATGTAGGGAATTGTAGAGTCAATGATTTCCTTTCACATAATCCCAATTCTCTAAGACGATTATTAATGTGTTTATTAGTTATATCTAATGTAGATTGTGGACGACCAATATATGTTTTATTATTTTTTGAATTTATAAAAGTTTTTTGTATTTTTGATGAAAGTGGTCTATTAGGATAAATAAATCTGTTCAAAATTTCCAAAATGTTTTTATCATCTGTTATTAAAGAAATTTTGGCAGAATATTTTGTAAGACAACCATCGGCATAGAATAGTCCTAAAAAATATGATTTCCATTCTTCGTCTATTGAATCAAAACAATGTTCGTTTATTTCATATTTTCGTTTTAATTGACTCATCGGACGAATTATAATATTATTCCGGTTTAATGTAGAATAAACCAAATTATATTTTACATTTAATTCGGTCGCTATTTTATAACCATGTTTACCCTCCAAATATAATTTTATAATATTATTTTCTTGAGATGGAGTCAATTTTCTATTAGAAGGAAATATTTTATTTCTTTTTAATATTTTATAAATAGTATGAATTTCTATTCCAAATTTTCGAGATAATTCGTATCCATTATTATTTTTATATTCCTGGCAAATTGTGTTTTCTATTTCCGACGATATTTTTCTCATATTACATAAATATAACTGAATGATTAAAAAAGTCAAAATAATTGCAATTGTTTTTAACATTATGGTTTGACTTTTGAAATATTTCGGTTATATTTATGGACATGATATATGAAATAAACGCAAATCTTTTAGAATATCCTTTAGATGGGATAATTCATCAAGCAAATTGTATGTGCTGTTTCGGTGGTGGAATAGCTGCTCAGATTAAGAGGAAATATCCTGAATTGTATGAGGCAGATATTAATTATGGACGAGCAGGAGATATTTCCAAACTTGGTAGTTTCTCTACTGTAAAATGTCACGATGGTAAACAGGGGTATAATCTATACGGTCAATATGGATATGGTGTGGATAGGAGACAGACGAATTATGAAGCGGTTTATACGGGTCTTGTAGGTATTGCCCAGCACGCTATTCAAGGAAATGTTATGCGTCTTGGTCTTCCAAAAAATATGGGATCTTGTTTAGGAGGAGGAAATTGGTTAATTATTAAATCAATTATAGATGTAGTGTTTGATACTGATTCGGGTATTGATTTATACATATGTAATTATGAAGGATAATTATGGTGTATTTATATTTTTGTAGAGCATGTGAACAGAATAGGCATAAAGACTGTGAGTTAGGGAAGCCTAGCAGACCTGGTACTTACGGCGGCACAAAATGTAAATGTGGTTGTGGTGGAGATCCTAATTGGGGGAAATCTCCAATCTCATTTAAACAACTTAATGATAAAGTTTGTCAAATTCTTAATGTTGAAAAAGAACAACCAAAAATATTGATTAATATTCCTAAAGATATTTCTGCGGAAATAGAAAAGATTAAGAAACGAATATTAAAAGATACTAAAAAAATAGAAAAACTTCAAAATGAATGTTTACATCCAAATGTAAATGTTAAATACCATGGGAGTACTGGAAATTATGATCCACATAACGATGGATATACACCAGAATATCATTGTCCAATATGTAGTAAAACGTGGTATGGTCCAAAAGAATAATTATGTATAAGATTTATATTTTAAATGACCCAATAACGGGAAAAACAGAACAAGTATATCAATACCCAGAAGATTTGGCGTCTCCAACCCTTAGAGGATATGATTGTATTCTTGTTACTAAACAATTATTAATTCCTCCTATTTATGTTGTTCCAAAAGAATATCTTACTGAAGTAACTAACAGCGGTATTATTCCTCACCCAGTATATGCTTCATTTAAGTATTTAGATTTTAAAAACGAGATATTGAAGGAACAAGATAAACAAAATGAATATAATTTACAGATGGCAAAATTAAAAGGTATCTTTAATAAAGAAACATATTTCAAACGTTCTTGTATCACACAATTTTTCACTGGACCAAAGAAAGTATATAAACAAACTTTTGTTGATACTTGGGTTTGTGATGATATGAATAGATTGACATTGCATGGGGTAGGATTATATCGTAATATAGAGTCTATGTCTTTTAAAGGATATAATGATATGTTTCTTAAAGGCACTTTTGAATGTGATGGTGAAGTTGTTGAAAATACTCAATGTAAAATAACTATCTCCAACACTTGACATATTATAAAATGCCGGTATAGTTGAGTCATAGTTAAAAATTTACATAATTACATTAAATATGATTACAATATATGGTTGTCCAGAGCATCCGTTACCCACAGAAAAATCGAGAATTAAAGTAGGTGTTACATTAGACTTAACTAAGAGATTTAATGACATGCTTGGTCATAGACCCGACCTTGATTTGTCTTCTATTCATAAGCGAGATATTAAATTTGATTCTACTTTATTCCGATTAACAAAGACAAATACGTTTTTGGTGGAAACTATTGGTGGTAAAAATGTCGAACCTGATGAATTTATTCACAAAATGCTTCGCCTCAAAGGATATAAGAACCCAGATAAAGGGAACGCTAAAGGCAAGCATACTAACAGCGAAGTGTTTATTAATTTAGACTGGAAAGAGATTGATAACTGTATTAATATTGCTATCAATAATAAATGGAAATGGCAAGTATGTAAGAAAGCTATTATCTCTAAGAAGCCGTCTTTTATTCCTTATTTGTGGCAAGCATGGAACAAGGCAAGGCGTGCTGATACTCGTCGAACGCTTGTTGGTGAGGATATCATTGCTGAGTTCTCATGTCCTCGGTTTGGTAAAACCCTTAGAGAGTTGTCTGAATTCCTTGAGAGCGATGATACTTTACTTGTCCTTGTTCAGTACAATTTAAGTCCTGTGACATCATTCGTAACCGAACTTGAATCTTGGGCAGAGTTTGCAGACATTGAAATGTACGATGCCACAGACTCCTCGGTTGAAATTGTCAATTTACCCACTAATTTGACAAGCGGCAAAAAGGTTATTGCGGTTTCTCTTTGTGGGGATAAAGAGCGAGATAAAAACATTGAAATCTGCGAATATCTTAAACAACATGCCGTCGCATCCAAGACTGTCATTAAAATGGATGAAGTTGATTTTGGGTCTGCTACGGATAAGAGCCAGTACAAGTTAAAACAGTTGCAAAAAGCATTGCCCGGCGTAAAAATAGATATTTTCTCAGGAACAGGAGAGGATAAGGTCAATTTTAAAATGGAACTGAGCGACAGGGTTAAGGCGTTAGCTATTCGTATTAGCTATATTGAACTTTTGCATATCAGAAACAGAAGTCATTATCTTTTTACACCTCAGTATCGCAAGACACTAGATGTTGTTAGGAATAAGTGTGAGATAGATTTTATTGATAGTCTTCCAACTAGTAATTATCATACGGCAGACAAACTCGTAAACCCCGTGTTCTATGGTCTCAGTGTGGGGCAGGATATTATCCAAGATATTGAGAAAGTACATCGTGAGATGGGTGATGACGACCTTCGTATTGGGTTTTCCTATACTAAGATTAACAAAATGCCATTAAAGTATGCATCAGTTCATCAGAATATATGGAAACAATTTCTCGGAATTGGTAAACTTAAAGGATGTCGGATTGATTATCGTCAGTGTACTAAAGGAAAAGAAATTCGGGTTGTCATAGCGTGGGTGAGTGCAGGAGGCGGAATGACAAAGAAGCATTTGCGGGAGTTGGCAGAAGTGCTTAACAACGACCCAGAGTTATCCGCCTGTTGGAACTTCATACCTGTTTGTGGAGAGGTAAAGAAAGACAGTATGGGGCACTGGCAAAAGTGGGGAGCATTTTCCAAAGGAGGTACTCCCGCTACAAACAACAAAAAGGCAGAAAAGTTTGCTAATCGTGAGATTGATAGGTCCAAAATCGATGGTAAAGGTGTAGTGTTTTTGGCTATGACCTTGGCCCAGCGAAGTTTTAGCGTATCTCAAATTGATGCCACGGTATTCTACAGAGACGATCTTCCCGTGGACTCAGCAGAGCAAAAATTGTCACGGGTACTTACTCCTGGTAAAGATTATTATGGAAATGACAAATTACAGGGTCATATTTTTGATTTATCTCTGACACCAAACTCATCTCTTATTGATAATTATATCTATAGTGAAATCAATGAGCAATCCCGAGCCGGGATTCCCGTAAAAATTGCTGCTACTCGGTTATATGAAGTCATAGATGTATTTCAGATGAACCAACTTGGTCTTGTTGAGAAGAAAGTATCTTTTTCTGATACTGATTATTCGTCCTTTGTTAAGGCGGGTAGGTCAATGTATGCTCGCACTGAAATTAGGGATATGGTTCTTGGTATGGGAGATATGGATGACTTCATGGAGTTCGTCAAATGGGCATCTACTAAGAAGTCACTTACCAAGCAACAGCGTGATACATTAAAGCATTTTGTGAATACGGCAGCTTTTAGCGATGCTCAGACAATCAATACCATCAATGATAGTAATGATGACGAAAAGACCCCAACTGACCACTTCACCCAAGCAGTTGTCCTTGCTCGCCGATTGCTTTATGAGAGTGTCTTGAACATGGCATCTATTTATTGCTCAGTGAAGGGAATGGAGTTGCGAGACATTGAGAAACACAACATAAAGTATAGTGATATCCTAGAAACTATCAAGACCAACCCAAAAGCATTCATGCTGTTTGTGGAACATTTCGGGTTCTCTTCCGACGAACAAGCCAAGAAAATTATCGGGTGCATTCAACGATGGCCACTCGATGACAAGTTGACTGCTAACCTTCATAGTGTCATTCTTGAAACTACTTTTGGTAAGGACTTGGGTGAGGATGACATCAATAGTTATTTCTATGCTAATACTGATGAAGGTAAAATCCACACCCCCATGAAATTGGTGAATGAGATTATGGGTAAGTGGGCATCTATTGCCAAAATTCATAAAAATGATATTAATGGAATGTGTTTTTTAGATCCTCATTGTAAGACTGGAACATTTTTAAGATGGGTGCATCAAATGTTAAAAGAACGGGGAGTTCTAGATACTGATATTCAACTCCAAATAATGGGTATCGAAAATGATCCAGTGTATCTTGTGATTGCTCGTCATATATCAGGACTTATAAATATTCAATATAAAAACTTGAATAATGACAACGAACTTGCTATATTTATTAGCAAGAATATGAAAAAGTTTGATACAATTGTTGGAAATCCACCCTATAATGCTAATTCTAATGAAAATAAAAGTAGAGGTCATACATTATGGGATAAGTTTGTTGTTTTAAATAAATCATTACTAAAAGATAATGGATATATGTGTTTAGTTCATCCCGCTGGTTGGAGGGGATTGGGAGTTAGAATGGAAGAAGTAACTGCTACTTTAAATAATGGACAAATGTATTATTTAGAAATACATAATGCAGATGATGGATTAAAAACTTTTGGTGCCACAACCCGATATGATTGGTATGTATGGCAAAACACTAGTCCAACTAAGACCACCACCGTTAAAGGTGAAGATGGAAAAACGTGGAATATTGATTTAAAAAAGTGGAAGTTTATTCCTAATGGCATGTTTGATGTTATTGAAAAGTTAATTGCAAAAAACGGTGAAGAAAACTGCGAAATACTAAGTGATAGTGCATATCACCATAAAAACGGTGAATGGATGTCTCATGTAAAAACAGATATATTTAAATATCCATGTGTGTACTACATAGATAAACAAGGAAATCCTACATTATGGTATTCATCAAAAAATGATAGAGGACATTTTGGTGTTCCGAAAGTTATATTTGCTGGTGGGGTTATAAAATCGGTTGGATATATGGCAGATAACAAAGGAGAATATGGTATGACGCAGTTTGCTAAGGGTATTGTAGATACACCAGAAAATGTTCCTCTAATTGCTTTTGCTATGAATACTTCCAAATTTCGTACTATTATGGAAATGTGTGTTGTGGCTCAAACTGAGTTAAATAGAGATATTTTAGCAACTTTTCGTAAAGATTTCTGGAAGGATTTTCTCCCCAATGAGTCACATTCGTAAACATTCTAAACAAGCCATTAAGCAACGTGGGGAAGTGTTTACACCAACTCCGCTAGTTAATGAGATGTTGGGCAAAATTCCTCCCGAGTTGTTCACTAACCCTGAAAAAACGTTTTTGGATAACTCTTGTGGCAACGGTCAGTTTTTATCTGCGGTGCTAGAAATAAAAATGAAAAATGGTATTTCTCATAATCAAGCATTGTCAACTATTTATGGAGTTGAGTTGGATGATACTAATGCAAAAGAATGTAGAGAACGATTATCCCTTGGTTCTAAAGATCCCGATATATTAAAAATCCTTGAAAATAATATAGTTTGTGCAGATGCCCTAGACCCCAACCATCCCGGTTGGTCTAAAGTAGGGTTTTACTGGGACCGGGAAGGATTGCCCAAAACTGTAATGGATATTATGGCACATTGGAATGAACAAATAGAGAATGGAGATGTTTTTTAATTATGGAACAACTATTAACTCATTTATTCGGGGACTATTGGCTACAAAGTGATTACTGTGCGATGAACAAGAGCAAGCGCACTTGGCCTTGTTTAGTACATGTATTGCTTTATACAGCATGTTTTCTTATACTTACAACAAGTTGGAAAGCACTGTTGGTAATTGGAGCAACACATTTTATCATGGATAGGTGGCCAATTATCATTAAACGTATCATATGGTTGAAGAACCATCTTAATCCTGAGTTATCCTATGTTCCTTTTGAGAAATGTGATATTACAGGATATTATGATAATATAAAAAATGAAGCCACTGATGTAATGAAATCACAATGGGAAACTACATATAATGGATATGGTGCTCGTCTTAATTATATAACAATATGGTTGTATATTATCACCGATAATTCATTACATTTATTTATCAATTATATGGCTTTGAAATATTTATAAAATATATGAAAAAATTATTACCAATACTTTTAGGTCTTATGTTACTTGGTGGGTGTGCTACTGAAGTAGCATATTATCCTTCTACACCACCACCAGTAGTATATGTTTCTCCTGCACCACCACCTATTGTGGTATATCCATATTATGGTCCAGTTTTTCGTCCTATATATCGTCCTATGTATGGTCCACGGCCATTTTATCCCCATCACCGATGATATTTAAAAATATTGAAATTGGTGAAGTTCCCAAATTAGCAATTCCATTACCATTTGAAGAAGCAGATATAAAAATACTTAAAAGAATATCATTAGTTACAGGTAAAGCTGATGGTATTCCTTATGGATTTATGTGTAAACGGTGTGGAGCAGAATGGGAATTTAATGAACATAGATGTCATGAGGCATACTGCATTTATTTTGGTCGTGGTGGCTTGACAAATTTAACATATGCGGTATAGTTACCGTATATGAATGATAAATTTTGTAAATCTTGTTCCACTGAAAAGATGGTTGCCCGAACTTTTATTGCAATTGGGATGATATGGGCAATTGGTGCAATTATTTCTTTAACGTGTCTCGGCGGACTTATATATGTGGCGTGGCACTTCATTTCTAAACTCTGGTAAAATATGAATACTATCAAAAGATTTTTATTTAATCCGACCAAGGCGGATAGATTGGTTATGATAACAATAAATGGTGTTTCAGCAATAATCACCATGTTAATGACATATATTGCTATAGTGGATGAACGTTGGATGCCTGCAATTTTCTTTTTGTTTTTAACAGTGTTGAATACATTAATATGTGCTATTGGAATAACAGTTATACAAGACGATAAAAAATAATTGACATAATTTAGAAAATCATTATAATGGTTTACAAATATGGAAAAATTTAAATTTCAAGTAACTAATCGTGGATTTGGATGTATTACATTCAAAGATAAATATGGTGCGGACTGTTCTCTTCAAAAAAGTAGTCGGATACCCGATGGTCCAATGGATGAATGTATTTGGTTAGGAGCAGGTAAAGACCGAATGCATCTTACACAAGAGCACGTTCAAATGCTTATACCACTACTTCAAAATTTTGTTAAAACTGGTCAACTGGAACCTTCTATTAAAAAGGCACCTACTTCAAAGAAGAATAAGAGTCACGTTTGTTGCAAGAATTGTGGGTCAGACGAATGTTCTTGTGACGGGAGCAATGCTGCTCCAGAGGATGAAAAAACAGTAGGTAAATTAATGAGTGATTTAATTGATGGAATTACTAATGTTAATTGTAACTGTGAAATATGTCAACATCAAGCAAAACAAATGGCAGAAGAAAGTCTTGTACCTAAGAAACCACTTACATGTAAATGTGGGAAACGGTTGGTAAAAGGATTAGATCAATGTGAAGATTGTTTACTGCCATTGAAAAAAGTTAAATCATTATCGTTTGATGATATTAAGAAAAAGATACTTGGTAGTAATAAAGATTATATTTATAATAAGATCATTGATTATTTGATTAGTGATCTGGATGTAAAGATTGTAATAGTTAAACCTACAACGACATATACAGAATTAAATTTGGATACATTGGATATTTTTGATCTCTCAATGATGATTGAACAAGAGTTTGGTGTTGATATGGATAATTTTGACATGAGTGGTTACAAATCTTTGGATGATACTATTGTATATATTATTAAACAACAAAAATTAACCGAATCTTTTAGTAAAGGAGTTGTTGCGGGGAGATATGATAGGCTCCATAACGTTAGTAATGTATATCAGAAAGATGATCGCAAAGCAGCAGATAGTGATTATCATGCATGGTATATTGATGGTTATGTTCAAGGATATAATAATCTATTTTAAACATCTTCATTACTGAAGACTAAGGTTTCCGCTTCTAGCGTTTCGGTACCTTATTAGAACGGCATATCTATTCGGGTGGATATGCCGTTTATTTTTGTACACCCACTTGACATATTATAAAACATCTGTATAGTTGTGTTCATATGAATGTTACATTAAATGTTAGAAAAGTAGTTGTATTGATTACCGATGCAACTGATAAAATTGTTATGCATTTAGATATGCCATCTTCTTATCCTATAACAAAATATGAATCTACTGCAACAATTGATGCAGCATATGATTGTGGTGTTTCTTGGTGCCAAGAAAATCTTGGGATAACTCCTGAAATTATTAATTGTAGATCACCACAAAATGTTGGAAAGCCCCATTGACATTCTTCAAAAATACGGTAGAGTATGGACATCGTTAGTTAAAACAAAAACAGTTAAATATTTATGAATAAAACGCTAATTGCAGTTATTGGGTTGGTTGGAACATTTCTTCTTGGTATCTTGATTATTGGCATTATGTGGGTATCATACTCCAATGCCGAACATCGTCTTCGCAATACTATTGTTGCCAAGCAACGAGACAACCAGAATGAAATGGATGCAATGTGGAAGAATATTTCTCAGACAGCACAAGTTGCTGAAAAGGATCGTTCTTCTCTTATGGAAATCTTTAATGGTTACGCTCAAAATCGCCAGGGTGGTGGGGGAAAGCAAAGCTATTTTCAATTGGATTAAGGAAGCTTGTCCCAAGGTCAGTAGCAAGTTGTTCGGGCAGTTGATGAATATCATTGTTTCTCAACGTGATGGGTTTAAGTTTCGCCAGAAGGAATTGCTTGATCTTAAGCGGGAGCACGATAATTTGATTGACCTATTTCCTTCCAGTCTATTTGTTGGTAGTCGTGGCAAGATTGATGTTATTATTGTTACCAGTACTCGTACGGAAGAAGCGTTCAAATCGGGTAAGGATGATGACACCAAGTTGTTTACTCCTACACCTACCAACGCAGAGAAACCTTAATAACATTTAATTGGGGAGGAATTTCCTCCCCACCCTACATAATATGAATCCTTTTTTATTTATTTTAGTTATTGCGTTATGGTTAATATTCATTTTTGTTGGAATAGTGACATATTTGAATGGTCAAATTGAGAATAATAAACCTGAATTAGGAGTGTTATTAGCTGGTGCTATTATTTTTACTGTTCTCGCTGCGACAATGTATGATAATAATTTAAAACATAAAGAATTTATAAATAATTACGGAAACGTAGAGAAACAATAAATAATACTAATATGTGGATATTTTACATTTGTGCTTTAATACCCGTTGCCATTGGTGCATATCTATTCTTACAAGATGTAGAAGTAGTATGGTGGGAATGGATTCTTAGTTCCGCCGCAGCATTTTTACTTGCTGGAGTAATGCATATGGGAGTCATATCAGGAATGACTTCAGATGTTGAGACTTGGTCTGGACAAATTGTAAAGGTATCGCATCATCCACGATGGGTTGAAGAGTATGAGGAAAGTCATACTCGTACTGTTGGAAGTGGTGAGGATGCTCATACTGAAACATATTATACTACTGAACACGAAACTCATGATGAACATTGGGTAGCTACTCGAGATTTTGGTTCTGATATAAATGAAAGTAATATTTCACATTCAGATTTTAATGAAATTGGAAAGAAATTTGGAGGAAAAATATTTACTGATGGAACCCAATCCACTTCTCATTTCGGAGGGAGTTTTGATGGTGGTGATAGAAATATATATTCTATTAATAATGTCACTGGATATATGGAACCAGTTACAATGACACAAACATTTGAAAATAGAATTAAAGCGTCCCCATCAGTGTTTTCATTCAGTAAAGTCCCAACAAATATCAATGTATATCCTTGGCCAGATAATCCCGACTGGAGACATTCAGACCGATTAATGGGTACTGCAAATGTATTAATTAATCATTATAAATGGGATTGTCTAAATACGTCTCTTGGTCCTACAAAGAAAGTGAATCTCATTATGGTTGGGTTTGGAAATAATGGACCAGACTATGGGCATTGGCAACAATCCAAATGGATTGGTGGAAAGAAAAATGATTTAGTTATTACATTCGGTGGAGCAACATTGACAAAACCTGCACAGTGGGCATATGTCTTCGGATGGACAGAGAACGAACTTGTGAAAAAGAATATTGAATCATTACTAATGGAAAATCCAGTTAATGATAATTTAATTCCTCTTATTGATAAAGAAGTACGAAATCATTATACCAAGAAAGATTGGCATAAATTTGATTATATTTCTATTACTCCTCCAGGATGGTCATATGGGGTTTATTTTATGTTAATGATATTAACTCAAGGAGGATTATATTATTATTTTCATATTAATGAATATTCAAAACGAAGTTTCAGATATGGACAGTGGTAATATTTATTTGACACGAAATGTAAAACCTGATATGCTTTTCACATAATCAATGATATGTATTGTTGATCATACAAACTGAGATACAATAAGGTTTGTGTGGTGAAAGTAGTTAAACCTAGATAAAGATAAAGGTACTATGAACGAACTAAAGACAGTTGCCGAAGTTGCTGAAGTGGGTGTTATTATCGCCCGTTTCCAGAGTCCATTCCTTCACGAAGGACACATTGATATTCTCAATCGTGTCACATCCAATCATCCAAGAGTATTAGTATTCTTAGGTCTTGCACATCTTAAATGCACAATGAGAAACCCATTGGATTTTGCTGCTCGCAAAGCAATGCTGGAGGAGAAATATCCAGATGTTGAAACTTATTATATTGAAGATGTTTTTGATGATGATATCTGGAGCAAAAATCTTGACCGCCAAATAAGTAAACTTATTGGACCATCCAATAAAGTAGTATTATATGGAAGCAGGAGTAGCTTTATTGATTCATATAAAGGTAAGTTTCCTACCGTTGAATTGGTGCCTAATAAGTTTATTTCCGCAAGTGAAATTCGCAAACGTATTGGTATTAAAGGACTTCCTACAGAAGATTGGCGCAAGGGTGTTGTTCATGCCATGGAGAATCAATATCCTTCTTTTAAGCCAACGGTGGATATGGCTATTATCAATTTTGATACCGATGAAATATTGCTCGGACAAAAATCAGGAGAAACACTTTTACGATTCCCAGGTGGATTTATGGATCCATTAAAGGATACGAGTGCTGAAACTGCGGCAGTGAGAGAAACTTTGGAAGAAACAAGTTTGTTAGTCGGTGTTGAAACTTATATTGGAAGTATGGTGGTTGATGATGTTCGATATAGAAATGAAATTGATAAAATAATGACATTTTTATATGCAATGAGATATTTTACTGGAACACCAGTTGCAGCAGATGATTTAAGTTTTGTTCAATGGAAAAATATTAATGATCTTAAAGATACTGATATAAATCCAACTCACAGACCAATTTTTGGTATGTTTAAAAATTGGTTCAATCATTACAAGGGATAAACAAGCAACTTGTAAAATAAATTTGACTTTTTATACTGTAGCGGTATAGTAAAGTCACGGTTAGAGAGAAAAAGTAAAAAAGTTACAGAATAAACTAAAAAGAGAAAGATAAAGTTATGGCAAAGACAGTTCATCTAATTACAATTGACCCGCAAAATGATTTTTGTATTGCAAAGGGTCCAGGTGGAGAAAAAGGGCAACTTGTTGTTGCAGGTGCCGAAGCAGATATGACTCGCTTGGGAAGTTTTATCAATAAAAATCAAAAACGTATTACAGAAATTCACTGTACATTGGATTCTCATCAATATGTGCATATTGCTCACCCATCGTTTTGGGTTAATTCCAAAGGAGAGCACCCCAATCCATTTACAATGATTTCCGTTGACGATGTCAAGAATGGAGTTTGGAGGGCATTTAATCCACAATGGCAAGGTAAGGCATTGTCGTATGTGGAGACACTTAAGAAAAATGGTCGGTATGTTCTTGTTATCTGGCCAGTACATTGTTTGATTGGATCATGGGGACATAGTATCGTTCCTGTGGTTGCAGAGGCATTGTATAAGTGGGAAAAGGATACCTTTAGTCGTATTAACTTCGTTGCTAAAGGTAGTAATATGGCGAGTGAACATTATTCTATTTTGATGGCGGACTGTCCTGATGATAATGATCCAAGTACAAAACTCAATACGAATTTGTTAGATACTCTTTCTGAAGCTGATGAGATTCTTATCACTGGCGAAGCTTTAAGTCATTGCGTTGCTTCGTCTATTACTGATATTGCTAATAATTTTGGCGATGATAATATTAAAAAATTTACACTTTTGACTGATTGTAGTAGTTCTGTAACTGGATTTGAGAAGTTGGGACAAGATTTTGTCTTAAATATGTCCAAGCGAGGAATGAAAATTTGTAAATCGATCGATTGGTAAAAATATATATGTCGTTTCATATTACCGAACTATATTTATTAGTAATATGAAACGACAATCTATTGAAAAATTTATTGAAAAATCAAATATTATTCATAACCACAAGTATGATTATTCTAATGTAATTTATAAAAATAACTATACTAAAATAGAAATAAAATGCCTAATACATGGTTTATTTTTTCAAATGCCAACCGATCATCTTGGGGGTCATGGATGTCCCATATGTGGCGGCACGGAGCAATCAACAACGAATCAATTTATAGAAAAGGCTCAGAAAGTTCATGGAAATAAGTATGATTATTCTAATGTGGTTTATTTAAATGCGTTTTCCAAAGTAGAAATAAAATGCCCGCTACATGGTATTTTTTTACAAAAACCAAATTCTCATTTAAATGGTTGTAGATGTCCATATTGTTTTGGAACTCCAAAACTAACAACAAGTCAATTTATAGAAAAGGCTCAGAAAGTTCATGGAAATAAGTATGATTATTCTAATGTGGTTTATTTATCCACTCATGAAAAAGTCAAAATTATTTGTAAAATACATGGAGAATTTAGTCAGACCCCAGCCAGCCATTTACAAGGTACTGGGTGTAATGTGTGCTCCAGAAATAAGCGATATACAATAAATTCTTTTATTAACGAATCAAACATTATTCATAATAAAAAATATGATTATTCATTTATCACGGAATATAAAGATAATAAATCAAAAGTGTGTATTAAATGTCCAAAACATGGAAAATTTTTACAAAGACCTGATGGACATCTATTAGGTCAAGGATGCCCACATTGTAATAGTTCGTATGGAGAAATAAAAATATTAAATTTTTTAAAAAATAATAATATAGAATTTATTTCTCAAAAGACATTTGTTGATTGTATAAATCCAAAATCTAACACAAAGTTGAAATTTGATTTCTATTTACCAAATCAAAATATTTTAATAGAATATGACGGAGAACAACATTACAAAATGGGTGCCTTAATAAAGGGCAAACATTTAACTACAGAACATGAGTTTAAAGAAATACAATTTAGAGATAAACTACGCAATGAATATTCCAAAAATAATAATATAAAATTGTTAAGAATAAAATATACGAAGTTTAATCAGATAGAACAAATATTAACAACAAATTTATTATAAGATGACGGGTTGACTTGTTATCAAACTGTGTTATAATAATTGAAAGACAACAATAAAAAAGAAAGATATGAGTTATGAGTTTAATGGATAAAGATATTGAAACGTTGAACACCAGTTCAAATTATAAGTTTAGTGCAACCAAGATTGCAAAACTTGGTGCGGCAGAATATACACTCGCCAGTATTGTGGTGGATGCAAGTAGTTCTGTTCAAGGGTATGCGGTGCAATTGGAACAAGCATTGAAGACTGTGTTTAAGGCTTGTGATAAGTCTCCACGTAAGGATAACCTTATGCTTCGGCTTACACAATTCACCAGTAATTTGTCGGAACTCCACGGGTTCAAGTTGCTTGGATCTATTGTTGAAAAGGATTATGATAACATTCTCCAAATTGGAGGAACTACTGCATTGTTTGATGCAGTTGATGAATCCATTCAAGCTACTGCTACTTATGGTAAGCAACTTACATCACAAGATTTCTTGTGTAATGGTATTATTGTAGTTATTACCGATGGGGAAAATAACTCTGGTAGTATTATGGATGCCGCACAGATTAAGAAATCTCTATTGGCTGCTCGTCGTTCGGAAAACCTCGAATCCATTCTCCTTATTTTGGTTGGCGTTACAGGTGATGATGTCAATCTTAATATGTATCTTCAGACTGTCAAGGATGATGGTGGATTTGATCAATATGTGAGTATTGGTCAGGCTTCTCCAGGACGCATTGCAAAATTGGCTGATTTTATCAGTCAGTCTATCAGTTCCACAAGCACAGCATTGAGTAATGGACAAGCCAGTAATCCTTTGCCTACGAGTCAGTTCAAGTTTTAATTAAGTTATACCTCAATGGGGATGGCTAAACACCATCCCCTCTTTTAATAAGTTATATATGAATACCAATAGTACATTTTGGATTGGACACGATCACACTGTTTGTCAAGACTATGCTTTGAGTGGTGTTAAACCACAATTTGATTTATCATATGCTATTGTATGTGATGGTTGCAGTGCTTCTCCTGATGTTGATATTGGTGCAAGGTTCTTAGCACTGGCAGCAAGAGAATGTATTATTACAGATTTTCATACAAAAGATTGTATTGAGTTTGGAAAAGAAGCAATTAGGAAATCCACACAGATGTTTTTATCCTTTCCTACAATTCACGCACAATCATTAGATGCCACATTGTTGGCAGCGTGGGTTAAGAATAAACAATTGACTGCTTTTTTGTTTGGTGATGGAGTGCTTATTCATAAAACTAAAGATAAAGTAAATACAGTTCATATTAATCTAACAAGTGGAGCACCAGATTATCTTTCTTATCAACTTGATACATTAAGAACGGCAGCATATCATGGAATGAAAGATAATCAAAAAATAGTAGAATTTGATAATAATGTAGCATGTTATTCACCATTTTATCCAGTGGTTATAACAAAACCAGTAGAAGAAGGTGATGTTATTTCAGTCATATCCGATGGTATTAATAGTTTTAGAAAATCGGATTATACACCGATTCCGTGGAAGGAATTAATTGATGAATTTACCGGATATAAGAATTTTGAAGGTGAATTTGTATTAAGAAGGGTATCTGCTTTTAAACGAAAGTGTTTAAAAGAAGGTATTACTCATAGTGATGACATAAGCGTTGCGAGTATTATTGTGTAATTTTGATTTTGATTATTCTCAGTAGTTTATAAATGGTATATAAAATGAAAAGAGCAACATATAATGAGTTTGTTGAGAAAGCTAATAAAGTACATAATCATAGATATTCTTACTCTTTTGTAGATTATACTAATATTAGAACTAAAGTTAAAATAGTATGTAATCACCACGGAGAGTTTTTACAATCTCCAAATAGTCATTTAGCAGGGCATGGATGTCCCACATGTGCCGGGGTTGGAAAATCTACCATAGATTTTATACGAGAGTCAATGGAGATACACAATAACAAGTACTCTTATAAGAAAGCATGTTATACTGGTAATAGAATTAAAGTAGAAATTATTTGTCCTAAACATGGGTCATTTTTTCAGATCCCAAATTCTCATTTAAGTGGAAAAGGTTGCCCACGGTGTAAAATTTCTCGTGGAGAAATAGAAGTTATAAAAGTGTTAATTAGAAATAATATAAAATATTTTTATCAAAAAATGTTTGATGACTGTAGAAATCCTAAAAGTGGAAATCTCTTTAAATATGATTTTTATTTACCTCAACATAATCTTTTAATAGAATATGATGGTCCTCAACATTTCTCCAATGGAAAGTTTAAAGGATATGAGTCGTCGGAGGAAGAATTGAAAGATACCCAATATAGAGATGGCATAAAGACTAAATATGCCGAAGATAATAAAATTGGTTTGTTGAGAATAAAATATACCGATAGAAATCGGATTGAAGATATTTTACGAGCAGCATTAAAACAATCAATTTGACACATGATAATTCTGTAATAAACTAAAATAATTATGAATTTAAAGATTAAGGTTAATGGAACAACACTCGTATTAAATGATAAATCATACTTAGCATCTGGTGGAGAAGGAAGTATTTATGTTAATGGCGGAAAAGCATTTAAGATTTATCATAATGATACACATGTACTACCATTAAAAAAGATACAAGAACTATCATTAATTCCAAACCCATCGGTAATTACTCCACAAGAAATTATTTATAGTAATGCCGGTGATAAACCTATAGGATATACCACTACTTTCATAGATAATGTTGAACCGTTTGTAAAATACTTTACTAAAACATTTAAGGACAATAATAATGTTAGTATGACAATGATGATTGACTTAATAAAGAAAATGCGAATAATTACATCGGAAATACATGGATGTAAATGTCTTATAGTTGATTATAATGAGTTAAATATATTGATTAAAGACTCGTCGGGAACGTTAGAGCCTTATTTCATAGATTGTGATAGTTATCAAACTCCAAGTTATAAATCATCAGCGGTGATGCAATCTATAATGGATAGACGTGTATCAAGTAATTTAAATGGACATTTAGTATATAATCCAGATGAATTATCCGATTGGTTTTCTTGGGGCGTATTATCTTTCAATGCATTAGTTAATATTCATCCTTATAGGGGGACTCATCCCAATTATAAACCTAATCAAAAAAAACAGCAAATGGATGATAATATATCTGTATTTGATCCAAAATCTAGAATGCCTCCTTCTGTTACACCATTCAACATTATTCCGAAACGATTATTGGATTGGTATAAGTTTATATTTTCTGATACTAAAAACCGTTCCGTTCCTCCTGATCCCGATAGTAGTGTTCCTTTGTTGGTTCCTACACAAGTCATTACCATACAAGGTACTGATAATATTGGAGTAGAGGAAATAGCATCCTACGATAGTAATATTCAATGTGTATTTACAATAATGGGTATTTACTACATTGCTACTAAATCACATATATATGCCAGCAAAAAAGAAATTGAAACTCACGATGTAAAATGGAAAACATTACTTTGTGCTTCATCGGATGGAACTCTTATTGCAGCACAACAGGGGTTTAGTAATAAAATACTATTTAATGAATTAACCAAGAGCGAACCAATTGGTACTGCCACAAGTAATAATATGTTTGCTCGCAACAATGCCATCTATACCATAAGTAGAGGCAAATTGGTAGAGAACTCGTTTACTTCTTTTGGTCATAAAATTGTGCATCGTATTAATGAAGTAGAGAATGTATCAACTACTTCAGCGGAAATGTATGATGGATGTGTTATACAAAATCTATTGGGAAAGATATATTTAACATTACCATATAAATTGGGAAGTTGTTTCTCTAAACATATGCCACAATTGGATGGGTATAGGGTGGTCGGTGCCAAATCGGATAAATATGTCACGGTGGTATTAGGTGAAAAGAATGGTCAATATGATAGGTTTATCATTGTATTTGACAAACAATACTCTAAATGTGATATTAGGAAGGTTGATGACGTATCGTATGATACTATTAACTTTGCAGTCATGGATAATGGATTGTGTGCGTTATTGGCAAATCCAACGGAATTGGAATTATTTACCACTGCATTTAAATGTGAAACAATATCGAATCCTCCATTGGATTCTACAATGAAATTAATTGCGACACCCGATGGATTGTTTTTTATTAATGGAAATAGTTTGCACCAGATTAAACGTAAATAAGTTATGAGTGAAATATATTATAAAGTTGTATTGGGAACTCACAAAGATTTAAAAGAGTTAAATGTATCTACATGTAAATTGGAATCGTCAATGGGTAAATTCATTCCTGATTCTATGAAGGTTGAATATAAACTTAATGAGTGGACATATCCTAAAGTTGGAAAATTATTTGTATTTAGTTCACTTCTTGAAGCAAGAAGGAATAAATTTTGTAATTATGATAAATTTATTTTTGAATGTGAATGTTTAAATCCAACGGTTATTCCATTTGTTTATATTCCTAACTTATTTCAAGAATATAATCATATAGATGAACCTATTAATAAGGTAAGGGATAATTTTATTAAAACGTTTTGGATTGCGTCTGTTTCGTCCATACCCGAAGAAGTACCTGATGCAGTAGATTATTGGATTGCACCCGCTAATACTGTAATATGTGATGGAGTAAAATTAATTCGGCAGATGGATTGACATTCCATAAAACATCGGTATAGTTGGTGAAATATGAATGAAGCACCTAGCATTACAGATTATACCGCTTATAACAAGCGGATGGAACTATCAATGATGGATAAGGCATTCTTTCTGGATAAGATTAATGCGGATGCTATTATTGATTTCGGTTGTGCCAACGGAGCATTGTTAAATGCCATTAGTACAATGAAGTCGGACGTTGTTCTTGCGGGATACGATATTGATCCTGCAATGGCACGTATGGCGAAAGATTGTCCGATTTATTCTGACTGGAGAAGCGTTGAAAAACTGGTTGGAGAATCTAAACATCCTGCAATTATATTATCTTCTGTTATTCATGAAGTGTTCCACTATGGAAGCAAAGCAGATATTGATGATTTTTGGAATAAAGTATTTAATACTGGATTTGAATTCATTGTCATTCGGGATATGATTCCAGGTAAAGCGATTGACAGAGCAAGTAATGTCAATGACGTTAAGAAAGTATATTATAAGTTCCTTGGAACCAAGGCATTGAATGATTTTGAACAAATGTGGGGAAGCATTGAAAACAATAAACAACTCATTCATTTCTTGCTTAAATATAGGTATTTGACTCCAAATTGGGAACGGGAAGTTAGGGAGAATTATATGCCTATTACACGGGAAACTCTTTTGGCAAAGATACCATTAGAATATGATATTATTTTCCACGAGCATTATACATTGCCGTATCTTCTTCAGATTGTGCGGGATGATTTAGGGATTGAAATCAAAGATCCAACACATTTAAAACTTATTTTAAGGAAACATAAATGAATGCTATACCACAGTTGAGAGATGCGCTTGATCAAGCGCACTTGGAATATATGAAGGCCAAAGAGAAATTGGCAGAGGCAATTTATAATTGTAAACATGAATGGACTGAACCTGTAAGAGATGATATTGTTTTAAAAGGATATCGGGATCCAGGTGATCCTCCAGGTACTATGGGAGTAGATAGGCAATTACCATTTGATGTACCTACTAAAATAACTAAAAGGTGGAAACGAAAATGTATGAATTGTGGAGAAGTTCAATACACCGAAAATGTTACACAAAAAGTTACAGAGCAACCAAAGTTTTAATAATGAATATTATCTATTCAGATGAACCAATTGAAGAAAGACTGAAGTTAAATATACATAGTATATTTCTTGCTGGTCCAACACCAAGATCGAAAGATATATATTCATGGAGACCCATAGCAATAGATGTTCTTAATTATCTTCAATATGATGGTCAAGTAATAGTTCCTGAACGAAAAGATAAAGCGGAACATATAGATTATATTGGTCAGGTTGAATGGGAACTGTTTGGACTTACTCATTGTAAAAGCATTGTTTTCTGGGTACCTAGAAACATGAAAACTATGCCAGGATTAACAACCAATGTAGAATTTGGTAAGTATGCGTCATATAGCAATACATTTTATGGAAGACCTGATTGGGCAGTTAAATGTATATATTTAGATTGGTTTTATAAAAAGTTTAATAATAAACCAATTCATAACACTTTAAATACATTATTGAAAGAAGCAATTATATGAAAATGGATTTGGAATTATTTCTTTCTAATACCCAATTGCGCAACTCGTGGATTTTTGAAAAACATATTCAAGTATATGTTCGGAGATCTTCAAGAATATATGAAGATAGATTATATAATTTTTTAGATATTGGTTCAGTAGAAGTTATTGAGGAACAACGAGGAAGAGGTATTTTTACAGGATTTCTTAAACGATTTGAAACTGAAGCAATAAATTTACAAAGGGGAATATACGTTGAAAGTATATTAGAACCAAGACTTATTCCCTTTCTTAAAAATATGGGATATAAATTTACATATGGATGTGATGAAACATCTATGGCACCTAACATGATTAAAATATGAAAATGCCTGATGAAAATGCCTGATGAAATTGCCGAACGCATTACCGAATCTCATTGGAATGGTGGGGGGTATGGTGTAACGTTTACTGATATTTATCAACATAATGCTTGTAATCATACTTTGTCTGGTCATATTGATTACAATGGTGAAACATTATATTTTATTGTTCATAACGGAGATTGGAATGGATTTGAAGTGGTTTCTTTTGGGACAGTAGATGATGTTGGTGTTTACACTCCACCCGAACCAACTCAATTTATGTTCGTACCAAAAGATGATTCACTTAAAGAACGTTTTCCTGAAATGTATAAAGTATATCAAATATGGACAAAAACAAAGTGGTTTATTGAAAAACTTGGAAATTATCATTATGATAGACATTTCCAACCTGGAGGGTGTATTGAAAATTATTATCGTGCTTGGGCAGATAGTAAAGGGTTAAAAATTGTTCCTTTAATTAATTAAATATGAGCACTTGGTTTACAGCAGATTGGCATTTGGGAGATAATAGAATGGATGTAATGGGAAGACCATTTAAAACTACAAATGATATGATTCAAACAATGATTAAAAATCATAATGAATTGGTATCACCCGAGGATACTGTCATTGTTGTTGGTGATGTTTGTTATCAGAAAACGCCAGAATATCTTCCTTTTGTTGAACAGTTTAATGGAAGGAAAACATTGGTCCGTGGCAATCATGATAGAGTGTTTACTGATGAACAATTAAAACCATATTTTATTGAAATTATTCCAGATGGGGATGGAATTAATATGGAAGCATGGGGAGTTGAATGTTATATTACTCATTATCCAACGAGAGGCATTTCATCTGCGTTTAATATTGTTGGACATATCCATGCAGCTTGGAAATATCAGTTAAATATGTTTAATGTGGGAGTAGATGCTAATCATTATAAACCAGTTGATTCGGATTCTATTCCTTTTCATCTTAAAGCAATATCTGATTATTATGATGAAGATGTATGGGTGGCGTATAATAAATTAAATAGTGAATTTAAAGGGTTGCGTGGAAAGTCGGGAACATATTTTCAATCTTTAAAAAATAATCCTCCCGTAGCTTGACATATCACAGAATATCGGTAGAATATATTCTATGTTAAATAATTTAAAAAAGTGCCATGATTGTGAAGTTGATCCTGGGTTTACACATATACCTGGGTGTGATACAGAATATTGTTCTCATTGTGGTGGACAAGTGTTAATATGTGGTGGTGCCGATTCTTCTATGGTGACATATCTTTGTGCATCAGGAATTCGTTTAGGAGTTTATGAACTTGGGGAAGAATTATTCATTAAAAAATACTGCCCACATTTGAAAGATTATCCTAATGTAGGATTATTGATTAAAAAGTTAATCACAACTGCATACCAAGCGACCGCACAAAGTGGTGAAGTAACTAGAAATGCTGCTGAAAAATTGACAAAACAATTGGGTATTCCTCATTATGAATTTGATGTTGAACCATTAATGAAAGAATATTCCAAGCTTGGAGAGGTTATTCAAGGTTCGCCATTGAATTTTAAAGATAACGATATTGTATTGCAGAATTTGCAAGCGAGGGTTCGTGCTCCTGGAATTTGGATTATCGCAAATATGCAAGGCAAGTTATTGCTTACCACAAGCAATATGAGTGAGGCAGCGGTTGGATATGCTACTATGGATGGTGATACTGCTGGATGTGTTGCTCCAATTGGAGGACTTCCAAAGGTATATATTAAAAAGTTTCTTGATTGGGCAGAAAAGTTAGGTCCAGCACCATTGGGAGTATGTCCTGCATTAAAATATGTTAATGAACAGCAACCGACTGCTGAATTACGACCAAAGGAATGTAATCAAACGGATGAAGATGATTTGATGCCGTATTGGTTATTGCATATGATTGAGACAATGGTGGTAAAGAATCGTTATACGCCAGTTGAAATCTATCACGCTATTAAGGTAAATACCAGTTTTGTAAAAAGTGGTGAAGATAATAATCAACTTATTAAAGATATTACTAAATTTTTTAAGTTGTTTTCTATGAACCAGTGGAAACGTGAACGGTATGCATTAAGTTTTCATATGGATGACCACAATCTAGATCCGAGGACTTGGTGCAGGACTCCGATTCTGACTGGTGGATATGCTGAAGAGTTAAAAGAATTGGAAAAATATATTAAATGAATATTTTTAATATTAGAAAAACATTTGAAATGAAGAAAGAACGGGGTTGGCCAGAAGTTTACTTCTGTATTGACCTTCACGGTACTATCATTCCAAGTGGTAAAACATCCAAAGATAAGACTGAGAAACTGGTATTCTATCCATATGCCAAAGAAGTCCTTCAGTGGATGTCTAGGCGTAAAGATATTATAATGATTTTATGGACCAGTACTCCTATTAAACGAATTATAAATGTATTTTTTTGGTTAGATGATAATGGAATTTATTTTGATTATCTCAATAGCAATTCACATGCTCAGGATACTGAGAGAAGTGACTTTTCGAAGAAATTCTATTTTAATGTATTGATTGATGACCGAGCAGGGTTTGAACCAAAGACTGATTGGAAACTTATTAAAAATGAACTTATATCTATAGGAGAATGGAATGTCAACACACCATTACTACGGAAACATTAAAAAGGTTATCAAAGTTATGACACCCGATCAAAAACGTACAATGATATTATTTTTTGATTTTTATTCAATTTATGATTTATATCTTCGTTGCGGTGGGTATCGTGAAATTGGATATACAAATTATCCAGTTATTATTAATCAACGGGGATTTGATAAAATTGAAGAAAAATATAATGATGTAGTGAATAATATGTATTCCGAAACATATAAAGCATTGGTATATTCTATTCAATCGGAGTTACGACATTTTCCATATTGTTGTCATTCTTCTATGAATCATTTTTGTAGAATTAATAATGTATCTAAAGAGGATGTTAAAATTGTAAAAAAAGATGTTGAAAAAAATTTTTGTTTAGCATATACTATATTTGATAAGGGAATTTGGGATTATAATTATGGTGGAAAGAAGTGGGCAAAAGCAACCAAAATGTTAATTGAATCCAAAAATATAAACACCATTCATAAAAAAGTATGGTGGTGTGACCGAGTATTGGATTTACATCATAATACTGGACACTTATTAAATAAAACTGATTTTAATATTCTTTCGAAATATGTAATTAAAACTAGAAATAGGTTGAATACTCCGTTGGATTTTAGAGCAACCTCTGAATCAGTGTTTAGTTTTATTAATTTCATATCGTTCGATATAAAAAATTTATTGATGCCCCAATCTAAACTCTACGATAATGACATGACACCTTATTTTATAAAAAAATGTAATGTAACATTAGATGAAAGTTAAATATAAATTATGAATACACAAAACCCATATATTAACGTAACTCCAACTCCACAACTACCCGTGGTTGAATTCGAATACCCCAGTAGTAATGATCAAACAATGAAACTTCGGTATTTGAGGTTGGTATCTGCGGATGCAGATTATATCAAAGGATATGAATTGGATTCTCCAGGCTCAAAAAAGGATGGACAATTCAAAACATTTTCCCGAAACCGACTTACACGAAATAGTCCTACATTAATATCGTTTTAAATTAAAAATTTATGAGTACGCCAACTGATAAAGAAATAGATGATATTTTAAATAAACTGAATAAACATTACCATAATGAAGAGAATACATATCCTTGGTATAAAAAGTTTTTCTATATGATATTAGGATTGTTGTTTGTTATGCCTATAGCAATTGCATCATTTGCATATACAACGTTTTCATATGGTTATGTTGGTATGCGTTTATGGGAATGGTTTATTATTCCTATATTCCATATGAATCCCATTACCATACTACAATGTGCTGGTATATTTATCTTTGTAAGATTGTTTGTTTATGTCCCAAGTAAACCAGTAAAAAATGTAACTGAGACAACTGCTGATACTTGGGGATATTATATTGGTGTAGTTCTTCTTCCTTGGGCAATGTTTATTTTCGGATACATTATCCATAAATTAATGTAAACTAATGGAAATTACATTTTCTATAGTTGGAACGGCGGGGAGAGAAGATGATGGTAAAAAGTTATCAAGAAATCATTTTCAGGCAATGTGTATCGTTGCATCAGGATTAATAGAGCAATTTAATGAGAGTGGATATTCAATTACTCATTTAGTTAGTGGTGGGGCAGCATATGCAGACCACGTTGCTGTTAGATTATTTCTTGATAGAAAAGTACCACATCTTCGTCTTTTCCTTCCTGCTAAATGGGATGATGGTATATTCCACGATACGGGAGTAAAAGATCCATTTGCAAATCCTGGTGGAACTGCGAATTATTATCATAAAAAATTTCAAACAGTTACTCATATAAATTCACTATCTGAGATACAAATATCTAAAAATGAAGGTGCTGAATTGATAGAAGTGACAAAAGGATTTTATGCCCGAAATGCATTAGTTGCTAAATCTGATTTTATTTTAGCATGTACATTTGGGAAAGAAAATGAAATTAAGGATGGTGGAACCGCCGACACCGTACGTAAGTACTTAACCAGAATACATAAAGAGGGTGGATTTGACAAATCATTCCATTATAATCTAAGTGATGGACAAGTATATATTGGATGTACCGTTCCAAGAGAAGAAGTTAAACATATAAAAAAGAAATACGTATTAAATAATTCTTCTGCCAATCCGTAAATTAGTAAGATTACGATTATCATTCATATATTTATATAATATGAGTGATATTATAACTTCTCCAGATAAAGACAATAGCAAAGAAATAAACAATTTAAACCGTTGGCTTAGTATATTGGTTGTATTTATAGTCTTGTGGACTGTTGGGATGATAGTTTATATAGAGAAGAAGACCGATGATGCTTTGAATAGACCAATTCCCATTGTTTTGTTTGATACAAGTACTGGAAAACTTAATAATACCGCATATAATGGATTGTTTCCGAATGGAATAAATCAATTTTTTATAAACGAGAAAACAAACAATAATACGGGTAAATCAGTTATACCTAATCTTACTAATGTTATAAGTAATCCTTTATTTGAACAAAAAAAATCTTATGCAGTAGGAGATTTTGTAATAGTAAATTATCTTCACAAAGAAGGAGTTATAATAGAAAAACGCAGTGATAATAAATATTTATTATTGTATAACGTTAATGGAGATCCTAAAACAATAGAATTACCAGGATGGATATTAATATATCCAACATCTGATAGAGGAATTGACCCGTTTTCTTTAGTCCGATAATTTTTTAGTTTGAGATTTCTGTTTTGCTTCCCGCTGATTAAATTTAGTAAGGCTCACACTTCTTTTTTCAATTTTCACAAGCAATTGTTCTGCTTGTTCTTTATCATCGGCATAGGCATCTTCCCCTAAAGATACATCTTCCCTATATATTTCTAACATTAGGGGATTATTTATAAATTCTATTATATCCTTCTTCATTTCCTCAAGGGATTTGATGCTTCGGATACGGGTTAAATCAATCATATTGCTCACGGTTTTCATCATATTCAGTCTTATTCCAAAGGAATAATATTACAGTGGGTACGATAATACAGAGTACAAATATGCACTCCAATTTCCATTTTATCTTATTCCATAGTTTTTTCATCTTCATCCTATAATACAGTCAATTGATGAATTGTCAAATTTAAACTGATAGTCTTGACATCCCATATAAATAGTGTAGAGTATGGTCACTATGAAACTTGTTATTAAAACTGATTATTTTTAATTTTATGCATTTATATTTTATAATGGGATTATTTTTTTCTGTATGTGCTTTTATTGGAATTAAAAAATTTAATACGAAGACTAAACAGATTTTTAATTATGGTGATATCATATTTTTGATATCAATACTTTTTATGTGGCCTATTGTTCTTTTGTATTTAATTACATTATATATTTTTAATTTTTCTTATATAACTAATTGTATTAAATTTATTTTTATTGATTAACATTTTTAAAAAGTATATAAAATATTGATTTATACATTGTTATCTAATTGATAATGTTGTTTTAATTGTTTCCATTTTTTATATTTTCTTGTTAAATAAATTTTATCCGTTTCTGCATTTTTATAAATGTATGATAAAAATTTGGAAGAATTTTTTGCACCATTAATCTGAATATATGAACACTTATGATTTTTGTTAGAAATTCTACGATATAAATGAAATGTTACTCCAACGTTGGTTAACATTGAAGTTAAATAATTCCACGATTGTTCATATGGTCCAGAAATAGTTATTTGAACCCGTTTATCTTTAATATAAATTCCACCATCCCCATCAAATAATCCTCTAAACCAATAATAATGTAAATGTGTTGGTATAATGTTTAATATTTTATCCGCAGAGTTTACAGATTTTGATTTGTAATCATATAATGAAAAAAATGTTGTTAACGGTCTATTGTTTGTTTTAATTATAATTCTTGGTTTAAGATGTTTATAATTCTTGTGTTGTTTATTGTATTTATAATAGTTCCATTTTCCATATGATGACATAATTTTATAAAACTCGTCTCCATCTGGATATGTTGAAGTAAGTTCAACCTCTCTAACATTTTTATCTATATGAATGTTTCCATCTGCCCATAAAAGTCCCATTGTATAAATAACTTCGGGGAGTAATGGGTTAATAAATAAATCGGCATTTATATTAAATTCTTTATTCGGTTTAATATAATGATTTAACATAATTTCCGACATATTTTTAACATGTAATTTCATTTTTTGGATGCGTGATCTAACAGAAACTACTGTTCGTTGAAGTGCATTCGCACAATATGCTGCTCCATAAATTGGATAATTGGTTAACAAGAATTCATTTTGAATTTGACTATACCTTAGAATTGGTGTATTGTTCATATCAGATAAATATGTAGTTACTATACCATAATAGAATTAATCTGTAAATATGAAATTATTTAAATTAATGTTTGGAAAATCCAAGCACAAGTTAAAATGCATAATGATAGACAAATTATGTAAATGTGAGAATTATCGGGATGCTCGTATTCCTTCCGTTATTGGATGGCATGATATTGTTCCTGCCGATAAAGATGCCGTTGTATGGCGGCAGAAATCTGCTACCATTGGCGGAAATAAATGTGAGATGACTCGTGTCGGTGGCAAACAAAACGGATATATTTCAAAGAACGGATTCAACCCTCACACTTAAAATAATATGTGGCCATTTAAAAAGAAAATTAAACCAGAATTAAGTTGTATTGCCAAGACAATCCTTGCAGAGTTGGAAACTCTTGATTATAAATCATGGGTAATTAAATCATGGGCAACTGATACACTGCTTAACACTCACAGTAATATATACCATAAATATAATTTTTATCATCCTGGAATAAATTATGGACTTTCTTCATATGCCAATGAAAAATACACTGACTTTTGGGATGGAGTGAGCATAATTGGAGTTGATGATTCTACCCTAACTTGGGATGAACAACGTCTAATTTGGAGAAAACTTATTGATATTTTTAACCAAGTTTATTCTCTTGAAGAAGAAAAACAGAGTGAAAGAGATGAAAAGAGGTTGACGGAATTTTTTCCAAAATGTTTTAATAATTCTAAAGAATAAATTTATGTGGCCATTTAAAAAGAAAATAGTTAATGAATCCAAATTACCAGTTCCACCACCCGAATTGGGGTGTATTGCTAAATCTATAATAAAAGATTTAACAGAACTTAATTTCCAAGAATGGAGTTTTGAGGTAGAATTCCTCGGAGGTTATTTTCCACAATTATATTTAATAAAACATCCAAAGATTAATTATGTTATCACAACATTTTTACACGACTCTTATCCTAACGAGAAGAAAACACTTAAACTTTTCAATTTTAATCAGACTGAATTTACTCAACATGAACAGACTTCAATTTGGAATGAAATTAATGTAATTTATAAAAAACAAATTGTTGAAAAGAAAAAAGAAGAATTAAGATTAGAAAATATAGAATTGGCAAAGATATTCCCTCAATGCTTTAAAAATTGACATATTCTCAAAATAGTGTAGAGTATTTGGATGGCATTAAGTAAATGGAACATCCAATGTTGTGAATGTAATGAAAAACATACTTTTATTGATGCAAAAGATATTACGTTTGCCCATTGGAAAATTATAGGATGGAAAATTGAATCTGGAGAACCAGTTTGTGTTTGTGAAGGTTGCGAGCGTAGGAAACCTAAAAATATAAAGAAATAATATGGCATGGTTTATTACAGCAATTGTAAGTAAAGAGGTGAAGGATCGGAAATGTAATCCATTGTGTAGTCGTACATTTGGATTCTATAACACTTATTGTGAAGCTTCGGAGGCAGTTAATGATAACCGAGGG